GGATCAGGATGTTGACGTTGTATCTCGCCATCTTGGCGGCTGATATAGACCTGCAGCGGGAGCTTTGCCATATCATCGCTTAGGATATTGCCGCAGCGATAGGCAGTCGCCACGTTCTTCGAACTTTCCGGAGTAACGATTTGCCCGGAGCCGGTTGCCAACCCTAATGTATTGATCAACTCGGGTAGGTTGATGCCCTCGGTAACTGACCCAGCGTTGATGGGAGCAACGATTTTTTTATTGCGTGAAAGCGCTTTGCTTAAGATCATTTGCGCTTACTCCATGCCAGCAAGAAACCTGCGATCAAACATTCCGCACCACCTACGAACCAGGCTGCTAACGGATTGATCTGATGGGACCCAATAAGGATTGCCAAACACCCCGCCAAGAACAACAGGTCTTCAGAGTATTTGCGAAGAAAAGCTCGCGTTTTTTTGATCATGGGATTTTCTCGGTTGGTAAAGTTTTCATGCGATCCGATTCCGCATCCACACGAAATGGCACTGGGTCTAACCCAGCAGTTTCAATTTGAATAACTAGGCGTTCAGCCCATTTGATCAAACGCTCATTTGCTTTACGGAGGGTAGTGACCTCTGCCTCCGACTTTGCCAAACGTGGAACGAGAGGACGCAAGAGCGTCAATTCGATTTGAAGTTGTTGAACTAATGCAGTTGCAGAGTTGGTGATTTTTTCTGCAGCATCAGCATCCCCAACCTCGGATTGAGACTGCACCTGGCGCCTGCGGTTGCTCCATTCCATGAAGCCGAGTACCAACAACCCTATCGTATTTACAAACGTGGCAATCTTGTCGTAATCCACGATATCCCCGTGCGTTATTTATGACTCAATACAGCGGATAATTTTTCTATAGCTTCTGCCATGTGGTCTAAGGCTGCAACCATTGCCACAGTAGTACTGCCGTCTGTAAGTGGGATCACATCCACATACTCAATGCTGCCATCCGCTTCCTTGACGCGAACCCATTCTGGCTTGATAAGATTTTGTGGGACCAGACGTGCATAAGGCACACCGCTGATGTTGTGGATGCCATATGCCAGTAGCTGTTTGCCCACCGGCTCACTGCGCAACCGGATGGCTCCTTCGGACTCTGCGCGTGGGGTATCACGTACAACTAGCCCACGTGGCTGCTTTACGATCAGTAGAAATTGAGGTTCTTGTGCCATCATTGCTCCTATTCTGTGCAAACAAAAACGCCCGACGACTCATGTGAGTCGTCGGGCGCATCGGTTCCGACTGGCGTCCCGGTCTACACCAGGACTGCATAAATTATATAAATGTGGCGAGCGGCTTGAGGGGGGCAAGTCGCCCGCCACAAAAATAGTTTAGCATTTTGAATTTAATATGTCAATAGGGAATTTTTAGTGAGCTAACTTAAACGATAAGCGCCGGGGTGAGGGGGGCACCCAAGCGCTTATCGTTTTTGATTTTAGAATATATGTTCTATTTTGTCAAGGGCGATTTCAACAATTATGCAAGATTGATTTATATCTACATGTGCTATACTTACAAACAAGTTGATTCGATAAATGGGAAAGGATGAATCAGATTAATGGGAAAACGATCTAAGTCCAAGGCTGAAATAGAAGCGGAACTTAAACAACTTCGTCGCTCCAAATTAACTTCATCAGCTACAGAAATCGTTTTAAATCTTATTCGTTATGGTTCCTTGGTTCTAATTGCTTTATTCGCCAGAGAAGCCATTGCAGATTTAGCTGGAAAGACTACTCAGGCAAATGTTTTTATGCAAGTATTGTCTGACATCAATGTTGGTTGGGGTGTTGCTGCTTTGTTAGGAGTTGGTGGTACGTTATATGGAATGGCGGAAAGAAAGCAGCGACAAAGAATGATTGAGCGATTGCATGGTCGCACAAAAATATTGGAGCAAAAAATCGACCCAAAACGTTCTTCAAGCGGTATAACAGAATCTGGTGATACCAATCCACTTGATTATTAAAAATAGGAGAATATCAATGAACAACCCTAGCAGAGATATCAATGTGTTGCTTACTTGTTTTTCGTTGATGGCATTGGCTTACTTGATATTTTGGCGATTGAGAATACTAGCTGTTGACTGGTATAGAGACCAAATGTTTCAACTTAGGGATAGCCTTTTTGATGCGGCAACAGATGGCGTAATAGATTTTGATCATCCAGCTTATGGCACTCTAAGATCTACAATGAATGGATACATACGCTTCTGTCATAGGCTATCACTGCTGCAAGTTTTATTATTAGCTACATCACTGCCCAGACCAACAGAAGGTAAAGGCTTATTTAATCGGAATTGGCAATTAGTTACTCAGAACCTAGATCCAAAAGCGCTAAAATCCTTAGAAGGATATAGAGAGCAAATGAGCTTATTAATGGTGAGTTATTTAATTCTTTCGTCTCCATTCATTTCCATATTGTTATTTGTCTTCGTGCTTCTGGCTTTTGCATTAAGCTCTCTTGGAAATGTAAAAACCATACTGGATAAATGGGCTAAAGTTATCAGACGTTCAAGGCGTTTTCAACCAATTTTGAGTGATATTGACGATTCTGCTTATGCAAATGGCGTTGCCATCTAAACCCAAATAATGTCATTTGAACAAAGAGCCCGCTTAACTGAGCGGGCTCTTTGTTCAAATTCCTAGCACTTGACTATCTCTATACTTGTGCGTATTCGCCTATGTGATGCAGTTGATCGCGTATGTTGGTCAATGTGCTGGCGATGCTTGTCAGATCGCCCACGTGCCCCCAGTGATGCCCACCGTGCCCGCTGGCATTGCGGTCGTGCTGTTGCAAGCCCACTTCGATCTGCTTCAGAAGCTTCTTGATCTCAGCCTGTTTTTCTTCATATTTTTTCAGGCTGCTCTCCCGGCTGGCTATGTTCCGTTTTTTTGCATTTGCTTTTCTGATTTCTAATAATGTCTTCATAATCATTTCCTTGTTGCCAACATGTTCCCTCTGAACCCAAAGTAAGTCAAGCTAATTACATTCCCCAATGTTCAGCCAAGATTGCACTCATATCTTCGTTGGTATCTCGCCGCAATGCCAGATCCAACGCCATGATCAATGCCACCATGCCATCAATCTTTTCACGACTAGCGGCTTTATCAGGCTTGATATTCCCAGCTGGGTCCATGCGTGCGACCAGGTTGTCAGCCATCCACGTAAGCACTGGGTTGTTGCCATGCCGTATCTTTTTACCAAGCACGAGTCGTTCCAATTCCTTCATGGGTGGATTCATGCTCGCGAAGCCCTGACCGAACTGTACCATTGTCATGCCTTTCTTTTCGAGCACCTGCACCACACGTGCCGCGCCCCAACGGTCAAAAGCACTTTTATTAATATCGAATAGTTCTCGGTCATTTTCAATCTGCTCAAAGATCCAGTCATAATCGATCACGTTTCCTGGCGTAGCCACGATATAACCTTGCTCCACCCACTTCTGATAATGGACTCCATCATCACGGGTGCGGATTAGCATGTTATCTTCCGGGATCCAGAAGCGACAGACGATATCGATGTAATCATCATCATCCGGAAAGACCATTAGAAAGGCGGTGATGTCGGACGTGCTTGATAGGTCCAAACCACCAAAGCAAGTCATGCCTTTTAAATGCTCAGGCAGCTCCAGCGCTGGCACTGCGCCATTGCATGCGCGCCATTCATCCATTGGCATCCACTTGATCTCGCCCTGCACCCACACATTCAACTCGCGCCGCAGGAAGTTATTGAGCGCTGCCGTCATTTGCTCGGCGCGCTTGGCTTTCATGCGTAGATCCTCGATATATTTCGAGACGCCTAGGTTGGGGTTGGCTTTGATCCATACATTTTCATCGCGCCAATCATCCCCTTCGTCGAGAGTATAGATAATGCCGAACCAGGTATCATCCTCGAATGATCCATCCTTCCATCCCTCGAGCACCTTGCGGGTATATTCGTGCTTCTCATAACAGACACTGCGGCGATCAATGCCAGCCGTGGTGATGGCGATGATCATCGGCTGTTCACGCGAGCCGGTCGCGGTCTCGAGCACATCCCACATCTCGCGTAGCTTCCAGGCATGCAATTCATCGGCAATGACTCCATGCACGTTCAAGCCATCGGTTGAATCGCTGTCAGCTCCCAACGGTTCATACTTACTAGCTGTCTCTTCGAGGTTGAGGTTATCTTTATAGACCTTGATGTACTTACGCAATCCCGCATTTTTGCGAACCATGCGGATCGCTTCTTTGTGTACGATGCGAGCCTGGTCACGCTTTGTTGCAGCGCTGTATACTTCAGCGCCTGGTTCCCCATCTGCAAACGCCAGATACAAACCTTCACCGGCTGCCTTGGTGCTCTTACCGTTCTTTCTGGCTACCTCTTCATAGGATGTCCGGAAGCGGCGCATTCCGTCAGCACGCATCCAACCGAATGCGACCCAGATCGTAAATTGCTGCCACGGCTCGAGCCGAATAAATTCACCTTTGCCTCGTCCCCATTTACCTTTCGAGTGCCTGAGCATTTGGATAAAGTTGATGACATGTTGAGCAGCTTCTGCATCAAAATAAAAGCCGCGTTCATGCGCATGCTCCAGGTCATGTACATGGCGCTCGCATGCCAAACGTACCCACTTACACGCGACAATCTTGCCGTTGATCACATCCTGCGAATACTGCTCAGCAGGATGAAGAACCTCCTTCGTTGTTTTTGCCATGCACGCTACTTTGCGACCTTCACTTTTTCGCCAAATAAAAAGCCAGCCATCTCATCTTCTTCGGTGGGCGCATCTACTTTGAGACGGGTGCGACTCGATGGTGACATACCAAACTCTGCATAGAATTTCATCACCTGGTCCATCGAGCGCTTCTTGATCGCGACCCACGGGTTTTGGTACATGCCACCCAGGTCTGAGATGATGACTTCACCTTGTGTCTGTAGTTTGTTGCAAGCCTTCACATAATCAGCCCAGGCAGTGCAGCAGATCGCCAGCGCCGCACGGTCAATCTTCGTGATCAACTTAAGCGCATGCAGCTCATGGGTAAGTCGCTTCCATTCTTCACGTGCCACACCTTTCAAATGTGCGGGGCATTCTGGAATCGCAACATCTGGCTTTGGCTCCTGTTCATTCACGGCGCGTTTGCCTGGGTTCCCCTCGAGTTCTTTTATTGCACTAGGTTTTGGTTTTCTGCCCCTCACGTCACCTCCAAGGTGGGTTGTTCCCCAACCATCTGGGACCAGCGTTCCAGAGTGACCGCTACAAATTTCGGTTCATTGTCCATTGTGCGGCAGACTCGCCCCAATCGTTCACATGCAACCAACGTTGTCCCGGACCCTGCAAATAGATCGAGCACAATATTTCCGGGCTTGCTGGAGTTTGTCATGGATCGCTCCACCAGTTCGAGTGGTTTCATAGTGGGATGTTCCTCACTTTTTTTTGGGCGATCAATAAACCATGTATCGGATTGCTTGCGATCTTTCAATTCCTGCAGCCGTGCTGCATTCCCATTCCAGCCGTACCACATGGGTTCGTATTGTGTGTGATAATCTTTTCGTGACAAAACCAATTGGTCCTTGCACCAGATGATGGTGCTGGACCAGTGAAATCCACGGGTCCGCAACCAGCGATCAATCAACGGCCATTCCTGGGCGCCCATCACTACATAGACTGGCGCGCCTGGTTTGCTGAATTCCATCATGAGGCCGGTAAATTTTTCGACAAAGAAATCGAAGTGCGGCCCGAGGTTGTCATTATTGATCGTGCGTACTTTGTAGCCTTGGGCATTTCCTTTTTCCACTGCACCATAATTGACATTCCAAGGCGGATCACTCCAGATCATCTCTGCGAGATCTTCTCCCATCAACCGTCGTACATTCGTTCTGATAGTTGAATCCCCACACATCAGCCGATGCTTCCCAAGCAACCAAACCTGTCCAACTTTGACCTGCCATTTAGCGAGCAGCTCTTCGGCCAGGTCCAGCTCCGGACCGGGATCCTCCACAGTGGGATTTGTTTCTGTAGAAACACCCACCAGCTCCTCCAATTCAGCTGGCTCGAAGCCGGTAAATAAATCACCAGTGGTGTTGGCAATCTCGCGCAATACATCTTCATCCCAACGACTGAATTCACCCACACGGTTGTCCGCAATGCCAAACGCTGCGGCCGTCGTTGGGTCATCGTCCACGAAGACCACGGCCACATAACGCCAACCCAGCTCCCTCGCTGCGCGATAGGTGCCATTGCCTGCCTCGATCTTCCCATCCTGCAGGCGGTTGGCAACGATAGGCTTGCGCTGCTTATAAGCTTTGAGTGAAGCCGCGATGCGTGCCACATCATGATCCACGCGCGCGTTGGCGGGGTCTTCGTGCAGGGTTTCAATCGGTACAGCAAGCGGCCACAGACTTTCGGCGATGTAAGTTAATTCTTCAGTCATTGTCCTACTCTCACTCTCGTTCCAAATAACATGCGCTCAAGTTCTTGATCAGGATCGGTCAAGTTTGTTTTGACTCTCGATCGGCTGCTAGGTGTCATGCCAAACTCAGTGCCTAGTTTATTGAGTTGCTCAAGCGCACGATTGGCAATCGATAAATATGGATTTTGAATGATGTTCCCTGCAGAGGTCTTGATGATCTCGCCCTTCTCGCGGACCATCTTCTCTGCTTTCAGCCAGCGTATGAAGATCACGCAATACATGGCCAGCGCATCCTTATCGATTGTTGTGGTCAACCCAAGTGGATACAGCTCCTTGACTGTCAACTTCCACTTGGCTTTTTCATCATCACTCAAATATTCCGGCGGCCGAGGCAATACGACTCTCGGCTTTGGCTCTGCATGATTCAGTGCGCGCTTTCCTGGGTTGCCAGCCAGCAACTTCATTGCTGTTGGTTTTGGTTTTCTTCCTTGCATTCATGCGCCTACCCCCCCTACCTAATTTCGCGGGTACGCGCGCAAAACTGCCCCGCCGGTCTGTTCCCCCAATCGAAAACTTTTTTATACCCCTGCCCTGGTCTTCGATCCGTCATGGTAATGTTTCTTGTTGTCGCATCGACGACACAAGCCTTGAAGGTTTTTCCAATCATCTGTGCCTCCTTGTCGTTTGGGTAAGATGTGATCTATTACTACTGCACGGACTTCGGGCCCATGCATGCCAAATGGGTTGGTGCAATACGGATGTGCAGCAAGGAATGGATCACGTACCTTAGTCTTCCAGTCATATCCATATCCTCGAACTGTTGCACTTGGTCTGTTGTCACGCTGACGTGGGAGTCGGTGCCGTTCACACCGACTCCCTTCATAGACCAAGTTGGGGCATCCATGCACAGCGCATGGATGGGGCGGTCTCCTAGGCACTTAGAATGGCACCTGTGAATATGAGAACGCACGCATCTTCAACCCATACACCATTGCAAAATGGACATGTCTCGAGCCTACAATCTGAATGATGTAAGCAAACACGATGCCTGCCACCTTTACGAACTCAGCGATCTGAGCATCAATGCTGCTGAAGTTAAACAATGGATAGAGCTTGAACACCACAGTGACTGCTACTAATACAATCAGGTTAGCAACTGCTGACCACTTGCCTGCGGTCCCATCGTTCACCACACCTGCCCATTTCAAAATGTTGATCAACAATGCGACCAACGCAAACGTGCCGGTCAATCCTTCAACGATTAGAAGGATGTTGTCCAGCGAGACACCAAACAACCCAAGTACTGCAGCGAATAACGCCACTAGGCTGATGGGTAATCCCAGCTGCTTCAGGGTTTCTCCAAGATCGATCTTCATTCTTTCATCTCCTTATGATTAGACTTAGGAAACAAAAACACCCGACGCCACAACGGCGCCGGGTGCATCATTTCCGACTAGGTGTCCCGGTCTACACCAGGACTGCAAAACGATATTCAATTGGCTGAGGTTATTTGTGCAAGCGACATCCTTTACGAACCATACAAATCTATTATATAACAACTATGTGTTCCCTGTCTCAATCTCCATGATGTTTAGGACAGGGACACCATTTTAATTTATATGGATTTCGTACCGATCTCCTTGGAGATCGGTACGAAATCCATATACTATCTTGGATAATGCATCATCAATTCATTGAACGCATCCTGACCAATAATCCAATCCAACGTAGCTTTGCAAATGGTGCAGGTAATATCGGACGAGCTGCCAACCAAACGAGCGCGCAATGGAGGCAACTCTGCAGGCACGTCGCATAATTCGACCGATTGCTCATAAAGCATCAGCGCTCGCACTCGTGTTTCTCCAAATGTGATCTTCTTGATCTCACCGATCACGTGACCATGCTTGCACCACTTTAGTTTCCGCTCGTTAGATGGCATTTTAGTCATCCTCGCTTAGATCCGGATCGCCAATAAATTCGGGCTCATGCTCATCACAAATGCAGTTGTAGACGTTCCCACCGCAGGTACCACACATCCAAACACATTCACCTTCGTGCATTTGATCGCATTCATCCCAAGGTCTATTTGATATTCCGCACATATCCATCACGCCACCTCGGTTTCCGCAGCAACACCTGCACCCAATGCAGGAAACTCAACAGGAGGTAATACACCCTCAATATTGCCATGCTCATCTTCTTCCGTCCAAAACCACCACTCCACACCTAGCTTTTGCATAGTTTTGGTGTAAAAGGTCGGTCCGCTTCCTGGTTCAGATAGATTTGTTCTCTGCTGAACAGGAATGACATCGAACATTTCTCGCGGAATATCTCTAAAAATAATGCGTCGTGCTGAACCATCATCATTTTGCAAAACTTGATACCTGAGTTTGAATTCACCAGCAAACATCACACCACCTCTGTTTCCGCAGCAACAACAAATTGGACAGTGACCTCGCGGTTCAGTATTCCCACCAACAACCGCTCCACCGTGGACTGCAGTCGGCTCTCCAACCAATCACGCGCACTTGGACTGATCGTGCCGATATACAGCGTATTGGCTTCAAAGCGGACCGGCATCGTGTCTTCGACCCATGTACCAAATGCAGAGCGCGGCATATCCATTTTGAGTTGATCAAGCGTCGATCGCCAAGCTTGCTCGATCTCTGCGGTGACTGTCTCATCTGCCTGAAAGAACACATACTCTGGCTCAACATCCTCGGGCTGATCTTCCTGCTCGCTCTCGTTGGCTTGATCATTTGCCTGGTGCCCTGGATACCACTTGCCTGACATGCGTCGTTTGCTGAAGGCATAATATTCCTTGGGCGCCTTGGTGTTTTCTCGCATCCGGGTGACCACACCCTGCGCAGCCTTGGTCTTGCTCGCGCGCGTATCTGTCATCCAGTCGATCAATGCCACCACATCGCCTTCAGTCCAATCATCCATCGTCAGTTTCAACTCGATGCCCTTCCAGAGCGATACAAACACACCCAGCTCTTTGAGCTCTGATTGCAGCTCGGTCGAAAAATTGAATTTTGATGCAGCCTTCTCCTCCTCATGAATTAAAGGACGGGTTGTTTGTTTGGGTGACACAATAGCGCCACCCGATTCCGCGCCACCCGATTTCGCGCCACCCCCGGCAGGCTGCCGGGGTGGCACAGCGCCACCCCCTAACAGTTTCAAGCGCACTGAGCCATCTTCACGGCTCTCAAGCGGAAAACTGTATTGGTTCGTTCCGCGCGGACCCTTTCCACTCAAGACCAGCATCCCTATGCTTTCAAGGCGTCGGCAATAGCGCTGCACTGTGCGCACGTGGATACCTGTGATCTTTGCTACTGTGTCCACAGCTGGATGGGCATGCGTGCCATCTTCCCAGGCGTGATCGGCGTAAACCGTGGCGATGAATTTGGCATCGCTGTTGAACTCTTCCGTGATGGGTGTACGCAGCACCAGCCCGACGATCAGCCCGCTCATGACTTCACCTCAATAACCTCTGGCAACTCAACCTGATAGCCTTGCAGCGCATCGTTGACCGTGCTCACCGCGCATCCCAACAACTGGGCGATCCCGTTCTGTGATAGGTTTGGAAACGCTGTTCGGATACCCCGAATACGATCGCGCAACGCTTCTTCCTTGCCGAATAACCACCGAATGACATCGCCAACTGCCCGATAACGCTGTTCGCTTTCTTCCAGCAAACGTTCGGTCTCTTTCAGCCGTGCCGTATACTGCTGTTCGGTCTGCCGAATGGCTTCCTTCATCGACCGAATAGTGGCGTTCGCTTCCTTGAGGTCGGCATTCGCTTTGGCGAACGCTGGGTCTTCTTCCTGTTCGCTCTCCTGCATGGTCGAGAGCACCCGAGCGAATACGAACGAAACCCCAGGCAGCGCCAGACCGAAAACGAACTGATAAAGGCTTACCGCCCACGGATATTCTGTGAAGATCACCAAGCTCTTATTCGTGAACTGCACCACGTGCATGAAATTGGCGATGGATGAGATTACCATTGTCAGGATCAATGCCACAGCGTATACATTCAACCAGCGATAAGCAAAGCGCTTCTTTGCCATATCGTCGGCTTTATAGCGCTTTGGCATTTCCATCCAGTGGACGTTCAGCCGATGGGTCACAATGGCGATGCTTGCCGAAAATGCACCAGCCAGGAACCATGCTAGTGGAGAGGCTGTCACGCTCAGGATTGCCCACTGCGCGCCAGTTTGATCCTGACCCTGACCGATTGTCCATGCCTCCTGCGGTAACAACACCAACAGAAACGCGATGTAGACCGCCCAAAATAAATGGGTATTATTGATCTTTGGTAGCTTCATTGTTGTTCTCCTGTTCAAAAAGACTTGCTTGCTTCGATGCATCAGTAGGACGCACATCGTTGGATAAGTCAAGCTGAGCGGGCACGCCACTCGCCATGATCAGCCGCTTCGCCAGTTGAGTATCCACCAAGGTTTCATACTTCTTGGCGTCGATCAAATCACTCTGTTTCCGATGTCGGAAATAAGCGATCTGCGCCTGGCGCATTTTCCATACCTGCACAAAGAATAAAAATACAAGATCCATTGTCGGCTCCTTCCTATAACTGCCGGAAATATTCCAGGAACAACTGCGCTGGGTTCATGTGCGGTGGCACGTATCTGTTCGCAAAGACTTCTTCAGCCAGAGCATCCAATCCTGGGGTCCGCAGATCCTTCACTGCCACGCATCGACCTGATGGCAGGAACTTCAGCAGCTCGACTTCATGCGATCGATACTTGCGTTTGGTACCAGCCTTTGGATGACCCTTGCGCCGCTTGCAGCTTGTCCGCTCGAAGTACACACGTCGGCAGTATCCGTGCAGCGGATTTTCCTGCCTAGCTTCGCGTCGGGCTTCTTCGAGCCAGAGGTTCTTGAGTTCGTAGTCGAGGTCAAACATCATGCCTACTTGATGCTCAAGATCACACCGAACAGCGCTGCCAGCACGCACACCAGCAGTTCGATCTTATTGATGGGTTTCTTCATTTTGCTTCTCCTGGTACTTCTTCTTCTTCTTCCTAAACAGCCCCTTCCAGTCCTAAAATAGGCTCTGGAAGCACAGAAGTGGAAGAAGAAGAAGTATTTTCAGCGGGTCGTAAGGCTTTGACCCGATTGATCAACTTGTAATATTGACCACCGCCTGATACACCAAAAACTTCACGGACGATGGCTGAATCAGACTTGCCGATCTCGATCATCGCCAAAATTCGATCAGCTTCAGGATCAAGACCAGCCCCGGATTGCTCGTCGCTTACCGCTAACAGCTGACCGCTAATCGCTTTCTCCTGCTGCTCTTTCAACCACTGCATCCCAGCCTCAGTTGGTTTTGGGTACTCCACGGTGAACGACTGGAACTCCACCAACCGCCCATTGTGGACGATCAGCCCGCGTCCACACGTGTTCGGCAGATGGTTCGCGCCCGTCTGACCCAGCCCCATCAAACTATCCGGCGTCGAGATCACCTTGAACGAGATCCGTGTGCCCAGGTTGGACTTGGCGATCACCGCCGCTTTGCTCGGGTCATTCGTGGCGAAGATCGGATACACACCCGCCGCGCGATTCACCTTCACCTGTTTCAGCAGCAACGCCTGGTCATCCACCTCTGCCACTTCATCGATGATCAGCGCGATCGGTGCCATGTAGTCCTGGGCATCGGCGTGCGCGTTATAGCTCACGATGTTCGGGTGACCGCTCATTGCCAGTTTGCGCATGCGCTGGGTGACTTCTGCTTGAATGAGCTCCAAGCCTTGCTGCAAACCATCCATCGGCAGCAGCGTGAAATGCTCACGCCCCACATAGCGCAGATACTCGGCATTCTCTTTACCATCCCAGGCATAAACCTTCGTCTGCCCGCCATGCAGCAGGGATTGGATCATCGCATGCAGCTCACCGGTCTTGCCCATGCCGCGCATGCCCACCACGAACAACGAATCAGCTTCCAGCAGCGAGATCCACAGATCGCCGCGTGCGCTCGAACCGATCCCCATGTGATACGGGCTCGGCTGCTCAGCCAGGTTCAACGGCTTGGCGATCAGTTCTTCAGCCACAGTCGGCACCTGCGGATCAACCTGTAGAAATAAGCCGCGGCTGTTCGTGCGCACCACCAGGCGACCGTTCAAGCGGGTGGATAGATCGTGTGCAAACTTGTCATTCAACTTACCGATGTTCACCATCGCCGGATCGAAGATCACGAGGGCGCGCCCGTCCAGGCTCCACACCCAGAACGCTTTGCGACCTTCGTATAAAATCGCCTTGTTCTCGATCAACAAGTTCAGGGTCTTATAAGCAACCACGGTCTGAAATCTATCCGCCATCCTTCGCCTCCTTCCAATCCTTGTTCAAGGATTTCAATGTTTCGCCATCCAATAAACCTGCGGGCGGGGTTTCTTCAGCATCGATAATCTCGAAGGGCAGGTCCTGTTGTTGCGTGCCGAAATATTTATTGAACGTCTGCGCGGCTTGCGGGGTGGTGGATGTCGGCATATTCTTGATTGCTTCCACTGCCTGTGCGCGTTCGGTTACTTTGGCTTGTTCACTTGGCGCGGTCAACATCGGCATGGATACTTCGCCGTTCAGGTCCAACACCGGTCCTGCCAACAACCGTGGACGAATAGCGCGGGTATGATCAATGATCAATAATTCAACATCGCCATCTTCGTTCTTAACTTCCCGCACACGTGACTGGCTCTTGACGTACCAAAGCACCCCAGCAACTAGTCCGAACAACAACAAGTATGGAATCACCCATTCCGGTGTGTTCTTCTGGCTCTGCTGTTCAACTTGTAAATTCGATAACTGCACCTGGTTATTGGCGAGAATGATGTTTTGTTCATTAGCGATTTGGGTCAACGTGGCAGCTGGGGGGATGGCGGTCATGGTCATCACACCGGCAGTCGCAGTCGAACCAGCTTGTTGTGTAGCGATCACATCCAAACGCGCTTGTTCCTGCGTGGCATCTGCGTCGATGCGTTGTTGCGTAGCTTGAATATCAAGGCGCTTCTGCTCAGCTGTTGCCTGTGCATCCCGCCGCGTTTGCGCGGCTGTCGCAGCGATATCGACTCGGGCTTGTTCTGTGGCGGTGGCTTGTAGATAGATCTGCTGTTGCGTGGCGGTAATACCGAACATCTGGGCAGTTGCTGTGAAGCGCATATTGACCACAGCCTGGGTCGCTTCGGCATTGACCTTATCCGCCAACAGCGTCAATGCCACTTCTGCCGGGTTCGGTGTCGGCACCGGTGTCTCATTGCAAGCCGTAAGCAGTAGGACCAGCACGATCAATAAGAAATATTTTTTCATGGCGTGATCCTTTTAGAACTCAATATGAATATCATCTTGCTGTGTAGGGGCGGGGTTTCCCCGCCCAGTCTTGGGTGACATCTGTTGCAGCACATAGGCTCTTAACAGCATGTCCGCGTTCATACGTGGGCTCTTCTGCTTCTGGATGGATTGCGCAATTCGATTGTGACGCACCGCACGGCGTTTCATTCGAAACGTTGCTTTCATCCACTTCACCCAGGGCATGAAGATTTCCGGTAGGTTGTATAGCAAGAACATGCAGATCGTCACAACCACCACATGCAGAATATATTGATAAATAAACTTCAACGACTCCAGCACCGTCATCCCTTTGAAGATCGCCAGCACCTGGTCGTAAAACACAACCACGCCGATCACCAAAGTCATCATCACAAAGACCAGAAAAATTTTCTTCATCCTGAACCTCTACTTCACAAAAGCGCTGCCATTACAGCGACCACTCTCGATGTAGCGCATCCCTTCGATCTCGCTTTGCAAAACGGTGTACTTTTCACCAGGCAGCATCCAGCATGCAAATTCATAATGGGCTGACCAGCTATCATTGAAGCCCGGCACGACCCGCGCATACACCTTGAATGGCAGGATCGCTACCCGGTTATCCAAATTGGCGCCGCCCACATAGGTCCGTCCCCCCCAGCCGCAGCTGGTCAAACCAAACAACATCGCCAATAGAATGAAAAACAATTTCTTATTCATCTCAACCTACCTTCCACACGATCCATAAGTAATAAAATCCATCTTTATCGAAGAGCCAGTGATGCACCTTTGCATTTCTGGCTTCTCGATATGCCACCTCGAGCAGCCCAACCATGTTCGGAATATCGCCTTTGCGCGCCAGCACTTTGCGCCGCAGTCCGTAGATCGTCACATCGTTCAACAGCAGCCGGTCGCTTCCGATCCATGCCAGCGGCTTATCGACCGGACTCAGACTCGTTGGCATGGCTCTCAGGAAATGTTGGCAGCCCGCACACGGTGCATTCACTACGATCTTCCTTGCGCACGTGTGGCATGATCTCCAAACACACTGAACAGAACCTCATATACTGACTTTGCGCCTGATGGATGACCGGCTCTATTTCTTCTACCAACGTCATCCGCCGCGCAGCCAGGACAAATTGCAGACCGAGATCGCTCATAGCAGCTCTCCCTGGGTGAAAACAAATAAAGCGGATCGGCTGGCATGCGGTGTGATGCAGTGCGACTTACTCAACTGTGCGCGGGTTATGTCATTCACCGGTACTCTCACTAATACAGCTGCAGCGACCTGGTCACCTTGTGCGTCTTTCACAGCGAAGCCGCCTTGCACAATGCCATCACCGATCGGTGTTTTTACTTTTGCGTTTGTTGTGATCATCTTTCATCCTTCTGCCTTCATCCTTGGCAACTGTATTCACTGTCGGCGGTTCTACGATCTTGCCGGTCATCCCAACCAACTCCACGCGTCCGGCTCTCACACGCCACTTGGGTTTCGGGAACTTCCAACCCTTCTTACTCAGTGACCCTCTGCACTCCGGACCCATCCCGATCGCAATGCTGAATGGATCCTTCAGCGCTCGTCCGCACTTCGAACACTGAGGCTTGTTCATAGCAACCTCGGCTGCAGAATGTCTGGGAATTCACGCTTGGCGGCTTCATCCATCTCATGTAGTGTGTCTATGATCGCAAAGGCACGTGAACCATACTTGGCGCGGAAGGCTTTATATTCATCGTAGGTCTCCGCCATATAGCGACCAACGCCATCACCCATGTCGCAGATCAACACGCCGCGCTTGCGCAGCCGTTCCACGGACTCACGGATCTGCCGATCGGCGGGATTGTTGTCGTTCTGATCACCAGCTGCCACCGGTCCGAATATCTTCGCCACCAGCTCCCAGCGCCCGATGGGGTGCTGACGACCGACATGCTGCTTGATTGCAAACAGCACTTCGGCATCCAGTTGTTCATCGTTGTAGCGTGGCATAGGATTAGCCTTTCTTTCCCTTGGGTGTTTCCACAGCAACGATCGCTTCGATCTCGGCATCCCATTGCTCTGCCAGCTTGATCAAAGCCTTGGGCGGCTTGACCTTGGTGTTCTCCTGTAAAACATCCAGAATAGATGCCATTGAGTCACGTCGATAATGCGAGGTGTCGCCCACCATCAGGCGCCAGATCAATGCCCGCCGTTGATATTCGGCTTTCACGTCGGCTTTGGCGTTCTCGGCTGGTTCATGTTCTTCAGGGATGCGATCATCGATCCCGATAAACCGCCAGCTGGTCAGGCGTTCGAGCACGTCCAGGGGCACGCCATCGAACATCGACTTGGCAACCGCGGTGCATTCCCACAGCAGTTCCTTACGGCGTGCACGGTAGATCTTCATCGCGCGCATTTCGGCTTTTTCTTTTTCGGTCTTCTGCCCGCCGCTCTTCCCAACAGCTGCACTGCTTCCGAGCTTTGTGATCGCATCCCCGGTGGCAACTACGTAGCACACATCATCGTCGATCCCTTTGAAGCTCTGGTATGCATAGCCACCGATCTTTGACTTCGGAAGCAATCGCAGATCGGCATGTCGCTTGGTGAATAGGGCATTGCACTTGTCGTCATGGCTTGCTAAAAGTACATAACGCCCATCGCTTTCGGCGTAGAGTGAAATGCCAGTGCTCTTGCTGGTCTGTTCGAGCTGCTGAAGCATCCAGGCTTCAGTTTTCCGT